ACGAGTGTGACTTTCTAACACCTTCCATGATGTTTTGTTGTATAGCTTTAGCATACCCTGACCGAGCATGTGCCGGACATTGCTTAAGAAAACTAGCATAGTCCATCCTGGCGGCATGACTCATGTCAAAATGCTTAAGAACATCATCGACGTTAATACGCACAAATGGATTCCCAATGGGTTTGGGGCATTCTACATAGACTTTACCATTGTCCGTTGAACGTTCCACAGTGAAAACGCGTCGTTCTACGGCTTGACTTAGGTTAGGCAAATCATTGTTATATGCTCCAAGCGTCTTAACTGCATATTCTGGCATGGCAATAAAGTGCCTACGCTTGGAGAAATTGGTACCCAATGCAGGTGTAACAACGGCGTTGCGAAAACCGATTGGAAAATCGATAGTGGTCGCTGCTACCAGCACTGGGCACCCCTATTTACATAAGTTTGGTGGTATGCGGGCACTAGGGTCGATCAAAAACATGCAACAATCAACCACAAAGGGGTACTGACTAACTCGAACTTTAATCTCCCCCTTGCCCTCAAGAGTACGCACCGCTTGTCCCAAGGCAACACGCAAACTCTTGCGTTCCAATGGTCCATTATACTCCAAGGTGCCCAACTGTGCGCGGGTGTAATTCAAAACAACTTTTGATGTGCGCACCAACATCTCCAGTCTAGCGAATTCTCGTCGTCTCCACACGGCCGTGGTGTCCGGCATAAACCTACCGAGACAAGCACGGAAGCATGAAGCCAAATTGTACCGTGGCTTCTTTGGGACAGGAACAAAAGCTTCTCCTTCCTCACCAATGACTTGTGCATACTGTCGTAATGCATCTATACATTCATCAATGCGAGCTTTATCAATCTGTGAGGCTATGCCTGGTATCCAACTCAACACACCATAACTCAAGTAATAACTTTTGCGATAACGCTTAGCTATCACGTGGTCGTAAGTGTCAGGGTCAGAAACACGCAATCTATCCAAAACGCCACCTTGCGGCATGCGCAACCAAACACCACGTGCCAGGCGCGCGAAATTGTTCGCCATGTACACGGTCCGTACGGCTGGTAATTCACCGTCGACCTGATCCCACGCCTGGTATACCAGTGGTGGGGGGTTACCAGTAACAACGCTCTGGCGTAACCCGTCAATCATGGCGCGGAAGTGCATTCGTGTTTCCCTATTGTGTACATTGTCCAAGCCGACTAAACGCCACCTATGTTCACTTGCGGTGACATTTGCTGCATACCAGTCACTCACGTTGGGAAACTGTCGCTGTGCTGGTCCTTGAACCACCTGCAAAGGGACTCTCCGGAATCGGCAACGGCGCATAATGAATCGTTGTCCTAACAAGAGCACATAAATTGCCCCAATGCATGATAAAAATATCTGGA